ATATGGCGCGTGAAATGAGCGAAGCCATAAAAATCTACCAGCAATTGCTTCGCGGGGAGTATGAATTAGCCCTGAAAACCCTCCCGAGACATGAGCACATGCAGCCGGTATTCGATGAGGATTTGAGGAAAATCAAGAAAATCCTGAATCTGCACGTAAAGCCAGGAATCACTCAAGAATATACAGATGCGATCAATAATTCTAAATCCAGCGACCAGGCCTAGAGTTATTGATGCGATCAATTCCGCCCCAGACGGCTATGTGATCAGGATCAACGAACCCACCAGAAACCTAGAACAGAATGCGAAATTATGGGCGTTGCTAGCCGAGGTGTCGAGTCAGGTAGACTGGTACGGGGAAAAGCTATCATCAGATGAATGGAAAGACGTATTCACAGCGGCGCTTAAAAAGTCAAAGGTCGTGCCGGGCCTTGACGGTGGGTTCGTGGTTCTCGGGCAACATACCAGCAGCATGAGCAAGACCGACTTTTCGGAGCTGTTGGAGCTAATCAGCGCTTTTTGTGCGGAGCACAAGGTCAAAACAAATGGCTGATAGATTTGTAACTGTAGTCCTAAAAACCTGTGAGAAATGCCCGTATTGTAGCCGTGGATTTTTGTCAGAGGCATCGACTTGCGCATATGGAGATCGAAAGAAAACGCCCTATGATTTTTTTGCCAGCAATGTAGACATACCGGATCATTGCCCGTTACCGAAAACAAGTGACATTCAGATTAAAGAAGTTGCGGAATAGCGCAAAACTTGCTCCCCATTGTTTCGGGTGCCTTCTTGAAAACCCTAACGGCGACATGCTCTGCTTAGCTCACTCGAATGCATTGCAAGATGGTCGTGGCGCATCGCACAAGAGCAAAGACATTTATGGCGCAATAGTGTGCCAAAAATGCCACGACATGATCGATGGAAGGGCGGGAGGATTGAGCAAACAGGCAAAACGCGAGATGCACTCTCGATGCTGGCAAGCAACAATGCACTGGTGGATTGAAAATGGCTATGTCAAAGAGGCTTGAATATGATTCGGCGGTCAAGTACTTCAAAGAATCCCCCGACACCAAGGATCTTCAGATTGTTCGTTGGCTGTCCGAAAAGGCATTCTGCCCCGGGTGGGAGGTATTCCATCTAGATATAGATGATTGGCGATGTATTGCATACGCTAAGAGGCGAAATGACGAAAGTTAGCGCAGACTACGCCGACGACCTAGCCAAGCAACTGGACTGGGTAAGAATTACACACGAAAGGGAATTCAGGTTTCACCCTACGCGGCGATGGCGAGCAGATTTTCTCCTGCCAAACAAAGTGCTTGTGGAGGTTGACGGCGGCAACAGAATGGCGATAATCCACAAGGGTCGGGCTGTAGCCGTTGGAAACCACACGAAAGACTCGGATTACGAGAAGCTCAATTGGGCAGCATTGCTAGGTTACAGAGTGCTGCGATTTTCCCCAAAACAGGTAAAGTCAGGCGACGCCCTGATGTTTATTGAGAGAATACTAGATGATAGTGATAAGAGCGGCAAAGATATTTTGCACAACATGCAAAAAAAGGGAGGCAGTTCAGGGGAAAAAATCCTGTGAGAACTGCCTGAGGGTGGCAATGGAATCATTTCTAAGGCTGCAAAAGGCCAAGTTTTAATTAAGCTTAAGAGTTACTTCGTACCCATCGCGAATTAACTCCAACGAGAACGCCATCACATACTCGTAGTTAGAGTAATGCCGGCCCATCAATATGCCGTCCTTTGCCCATTGCAGACAGTACTTAGCTTTGTGAGATGTGCGCTTCGGATCGATCATTTTGCGCCCTTGATTGTTAGCCGCCCGCAGGTCTCGCAACGCGGGCGCTTACTGGCCTTAACGGCCTTGGATATCACGGATTGAGTAAGGCCGAATAATTTCCCTGCCTCAACTTGAGATTTGCCGGGATTCTCGGACAGCCATTTAACTGCTTGTTGTGATTTGCTCATGATTTCCCCTTCGTTTAGACTTTCCAGCCGCGGGATACCGCTACCTGAAGCGCGTATTCGGTGGCAGCTAATTGCTCTAGTCGCGTTTCTCTACCCTCCTCGTGATTATTCCAGTGATCCAACGCCTCCTGATACCGAAACTCGCGGCACCCTATGCGAATACTAAGCGCGCCATCCCGCAGCCAAGCATGCGCCGGCCAGCCCGCCGGATGCCCTAACGAGATAACGCCCTTTGATCTGCGCAGATTGGCGCCCAATAGATCGGCGTTCGATAGATTGGCGCCCGATAGATTGGCGCCCGATAGTTCGGCGCCTGGAACGATAGAATACCCTTTAATTATCATGATTTGCTCCTTTGTTTAATTTGCTTTATCATTTTCAATTGAGTTTGTGCGGGAATAAAATTCCTCCCGAGTGATTGAACCCTCTACCCACGCGATATAGCACTGCTCCACATATTGCGAGGGTAATTTCGCGCCAGTTGTCACCTCTGATTCGCACAGGTCTAGAAATTCAGTTGTAGTCATGATTTACCCCTTTGTTTGGTTTGCTTTGAGTTTGATTAATAATCGCCGAACGTGCACACGGGACCGCAACGACTCGTTTTGCAATCATGCATGCGGATGTACTCGGCCTGGCGCCGATTTGTTTCTGAGCGGCGGGTAATGGCCCATACGACTGGCGCCGCGCCGTTGTCTAACTCAGTACAGCGCGGGCAGTCAGCATTACGTTTGCCGTAATTTGGTTGGTGATTGTGTTTAGTGGTCATTTTTACGCCCCTTTGTTTGCCTACACCTAACTATATGCAGCGACTATGCCAGTTCAACGCATACAATTATATCTCATTGATAAATAGTGGTTAAATGTGCATTGATATATCGATGTATGTGAGGATCAGGATAAACGGCGATAAACTCGCTATATATTCCATAGGAAGTGACATTTACGCGCTAATCGATGGCAACAAATGCCGATAGGCGTCCGAGAATACTCACAGGGCAATTGTTATGCCACAACATGGCATAGATAGAAATAGCTTGCGCTCACTAACAATAGAGGGTATAAACGTTCCCGACATCAATCTCTTGGAAATCGAGACGAATGGCGGGCAGAGGCGGACAGCCAGGCAATCAGAATGCCGCAAAGCAGAGGCTGATAGAGCAGGCTATCATACGAGAGATCAAGCAGCGCGATCTCGTTGCTGGCGATGGCGAGACTCTCAGGAAAATAGCTGCGGCGCAGATAGATAGAGCGCTAGACGGCGAACCATTTGCGTTTGATCGCATTGCAGATCGGCTAGATGGCAAGCCTGCGCAGGCTATCACTGGTGCGGATGGCGGCCCGATAGTGATTATCCAGGCCACAGCCCTTGACGAAACAATTTAGGCTAACGGCAGCACAGGATCGAGCGCAGCAGATATGCGCTGGTAATGCTACTCATGTGATGTTGTTCGGTGGCAGTAGGTCTGGAAAAACATTCCTGCACACCCGAAATACGATCATGCGAGCGCTCAAAGCTCCCGGCTCCAGGCATGCGATCCTGCGGTTTCGGTTCAACCATGTTAAAGCGAGTATTGTCCTCGATACGTTTCCGAGGGTGATGGAGTTGGCTTTCCCGGGCGTGCAATACTCAATAGATAAAACTGACTGGTACGCCAAGCTCCCTGGAAAATCTCAGGTATGGTTCGGTGGCCTCGATGACAAAGAGCGGACAGAGAAAATCCTAGGCCAGGAACACGCCACTATATATTTGAACGAGTGCAGTCAGATACCGCAGGGCTCTCGGGACATGGCCATCACTCGACTAGCCCAGAGAGTAGAGCAATACATGCAGGGCCGTGATCCTCAGATGCTCAAGCCCCGCATGCTCTACGACTGTAACCCGCCGAGTAAGAATCACTGGGCCTATAAGCTATTTGTCCAGAAAGTTGATCCAGAGTCTCGACAGCCGCTCAGTCAGCCCGATGACTATGCTGCAATGCAGCTAAACCCATCGGACAATAAGGACAATTTGCCTGATGGATACATAGACACGCTGGCATCGTTAGGCCCAAGGCTCAGAAAGCGTTTTTTACTCGGAGAATTCGCAGATGCCACACCTAACCAATTATTCGTGGACGAAACAATTGAAACGTGGCGTGTGCTTGATGGCAGCACTCCCGATTTTGTGCGTGTTGTGGTTGCTGTTGATCCCTCTGGCAGCGGCGACGCTGATAACGCGGACAATGATGCAATTGGTATCTGCGTTGCTGCATTGGGAACAGATGGCAATGCCTACATCCTCGAAGACTGCACGGTCAAAGCAGGTCCGGCTACGTGGGGGAAAATTGCCGTAGATGCCTATGAACGTCACGCCGCCGATGTAATAGTCGGCGAGTCTAACTACGGCGGAGATATGGTGCGATACACCATACAGACACAAAAGCAGCGCGTACCATACAAATCAGTCACGGCTACCAGAGGTAAGGCTGTCCGCGCAGAGCCTATCGCGGCCCTCTATGAGCAGGGAAAGGTGCGGCATGTTGGATATTTCCGCGAGCTCGAGGACGAGCTATCAGGATTCTCTACGGTAGGGTATGTGGGCAGTCACTCACCTAATCGTGCGGATGCTCTTATCTGGGCGCTGACCGAACTATTCCCTGGTGTTGTGGCTGGCAAGAAAGAAGCGAAGAAGGCCCGCGAACGGCCTTACATTGCCGAATCAGCGTGGATGGCATGAATCAAGGCCTACGCAAACACAAATCTGCAAGTCTGCGCATAGCCATGCCCGAAAGCCTGCCTGAAGACATGCGTGATGGCGTTTCAGAAATCGTCGGTGTTAGCTCTGGCAATCAGCGCAAAGGTCACGCTACCGCACTGCTCCACAAGGTTTGTAAAGAGGCGGATAAGGCGCGTCAGGTCCTCATGCTCAGAGTGCAGTCATACGATGATGGCATGAGCGATGATCAGTTGATATCGTGGTACGGCAAGA